GACCAGTACCGGATCGCCAGCACCGCCTTGGGTGCCGGTGGTGCGATCGCCTGTGTTCTGGATGGCACCCTGGTTCACAGCGGCGCACAGTCGCTGCGACTGTCCACCTCCAGCGCCGGGTCACCGACCAACACGGTCAGTGCACTGGGTCCGAACTTCGACGTCGAAGAGGGGCAGTACTACCTGGCTTCCTGTTGGGCGGCCAAGACCACCGCCGGGGCCTTGAGCCTCTATGTGCGCCTGGTCGGGGGTAGTGACGATGCCCTGACCGAGTATCCGGGCCACAACAACGCGACCATGCTGCCCACCAACACCGCCTTCCAGTTCGAGAACAGGAACCTGGCCGCCGCCAGCACCTGGTACCAGGTCTTCCTGATCGTCGGTCCGATCCCGGCTGGGGTCACCCGGGCCGCTTTCCGGGTCTTCAACAACCTGCCCAGCACCGGCTCCACGGTGTGCTTCGACGACTTCTCGGTGACCAAGATCGACAACAGCCCGTACTGCGACACCGGCTGGATCCCGCTGCCGCTGTCCAACGGCTGGGTGGACTACGTGACCTCGGGTACCTATCCGCCCGCGTCGTTCCGCAAGGTCGGTGGGATCGTCTATGTGCGAGGGCTGCTCAAAAACGGCACGATCGCCAACCAGACCGTGATGGGTACTCTGCCAGTGGGGTTCCGGCCGCCTTTCGACCATATGAACGCGACGGTCTGCTCGCCGGGTGGCGCGACCGCCCGTATCGACGTTCAGCTGACCGGGAACGTCAGCGGGATGTATGGCCTGGTCGCGCAGTGGACCTCGATCACCGTGGCTCCCTTCCCCGCCGACGCGTAAGGCTTTCATGGACGATTTCTTTAACCACGAAGTGGCGCAGTGGATCACCAAGTCGATGTCGGGCATGGACCCCGATGAGGCGCAGATGTTCGCGCAGTTTTTCGTGTACGAGGTCCACAAGCAGGACATCGAGAACAACCGGCGCACTCTCGACCGTCACGTCGAGGAAGTTCAGAAGTCGCTGATGGATGACCTTCAGCCTGCTCTGCGCGAGGAAGTCTCCAAGCGGATGGTCATCCGAAAGGACGACTGGGATACCAACTGGGAAGAGCTGCACCACGCCGAGCAGCCCCGTGGCAAGGGCGGCAAGTGGGTGCGGATCGGTGCGACCGGTCCTTCGGTGCACTACGAACGCGGCAAGGGTCCGAAGAGCTACGCCAAGCCCCGTCAGCAGGGTGAAGAGCGTCCCGGGATCGATGTCACCGGTGCCCTGAATCGGACCGGGAAGGCCGGATCGTCCTTCGCGGAGCGCTGGACCGAGCAGGGTCCCAACGACCACCGGACGAACGAGCGCACCTACCGACGGGTCGCTGCCGGTGCTGAGCTGCTCGGTCACCTGCCCGGTGAGCACGCCAAGCTGGCCTCCCAGGTGGGTCAGTTCGCTGGTCAGTTCGGTCCCGAGGCCGAGAAGGTGATCGGTCCGGCTGCCCGACGCACTGCGTACCGGTACCGGGGCACCGAGCGGGAGCCGGACAAGCAGCTGGCTCGCTACCATGAGCAGGCCAAGGGCACGCTGCGGAAGCGGACCTTCTCGGACCGGGACTTCAACCGAGTCGGTGGCACCCCGGAACTGACCGATGAGCAGAACATGGCCGCTGCTGAGGATGCCTCGGTGGGTTACCTGGTCAAGCGGCTGCCCTCTAAGCGCCTGGCTGACCTGCAGCTGAACTCCGGCAAGATCCCGCCCAGCGAGGGCGTGATCATCAACTCCGAGGGCGAGATCGTCACACAGGCGGTCGGCTACCAGGAGGACCACTACCTGCCGTTCAACCTCAAAAACCTCAAGGGCCTCAAGGGCGGGGCTTACGTGCGCACCCGCAGCTCTGGTGGGCTGACCAGCGAGGACATCTACACCGGCCTGGTCGGTGGGGCTCGCAGTGTCACCGTGGTCTCCCGCTCCGGGGTGTTCACCCTGGACTTCGACGACCACCTGCGTGGTGGGCGGCGGTACTCCGACAAGGCCCGGCAGATGGTCGGGCGTTACGCCCAGACCCTCGACGCGGTCAAGTCCGGCAAGGTCGCCCAGCGCAAGCTCACCCCGGGCGAGCGCGGAGAGATCCGTGACGACGTGGAGACCGAGCTGGAAGGCCAGGGCTACTCCAAGACCGAGATCGAGGCCAAGATCGCGGAGCGCGAGCGGGAGTTCATGGCCAACCCGCGGCTGACCAAGGGCGAGATCCAGGACATCGAGGACGCAGCCGTTCAGGCCACCCACTCCTACGACGCCTCCAAGGTCTCTCCGGGAAGCGAACGGATGCCTTCTGACCCCAAGCTGCGCTACAAGGCCTACTACTCCGACATGTACGACCAGGCCATGGAGGGCAAGTCCAAGCGGATGTACCAGCTGGATGCGGACGGCTACGAGGCCGCGATGCAGGCCCTGCAAGAGCAGTTCCCGTACTTCGTGCAGCGGGTCGAAGTCAAGAAGATCCCGCGTGGCGCGGGTGAGAAGGACACTGGCTATGTCCGGCCCAACTACAACCGCCCCGAGGCGGCTCGGGAGGGCTACTACGACCCGAAGATCCAGGGTCTGAAGGGCGAGTCCGGCAAGTTTTCGGCCTCCGAGATGCACTACCAGAACGCCCGTCACCAGGGCCCCAGCGAGGTGCACGAGAACGCAGCCGAGGGCGAGACGAAGGTGGAAGCCAACGCGCCCAAAGGGCAGCGAGCTCGTGATGCCCGGGAGCGGGTCGCTGACGAGGAGCGACGCAACGCCGCGGTGGGTGCGCTGGCAACGGAGGCCGCCAGGATCTGGACCGACATCGACGCCGAAGAGCGCGACTCGCTGAAGATGCTGGCCAAGTTCAAGGCCAACCCAGACCTGGAGCTGTTCTCTACCGCCGAAGTGTCCAAGCTGATGGATGAGCTGGATCACGTCACCGACCTGGCTGGACGGTCCAAGGAAAGCGAGTGGAAGGCGATCCACGCTTCGCTGGATGACCTGCGTACCACGGCCAAGAAGGCTGAGGGCAGGCTGCAGTCCCGTAACCCGTTCGACCAGTCCACCTGGGACCCCAGCTTCGTCAACCCGCACCCGCAGCGCTGGGCCAAGGTACCGGCGCACTCCCCGGACGCAGAGAACCCACAGGTCTACGCCCAGGAGTGGAACCGTGCTCTGCAAGAGCACGAGCTGGGTAAGTTCGTCTCGCCAAACGACAACGACGACATCCTGCGAGCTCACCAGACCCGCTGGTCGCGTGCCAACCTGGCGGCCCGCAAGATGAGCGAAAACCCGGGCGATGAAAAGTCCTGGACCGAGCTGGAGACCTCACTGACCAAGGTCGGCATGGGCGACACCATGATCGAGGACCTGCGCACCGAGGTGTTCGACAAGGGCAACAAGGCGGCACTAGCCAAGGTCGTGGAGAACACCGAGAAGAAGGCCAAGGGGCTGATCCGACTGCGTTCGGTCAAGGCCGCTGCCGGGGATGCTCCGCTGACCGGTCCCAGTACCCCGCCCGCCGGGTCGGTGGTCCAGTCCCAGGTGGTCGCTCGCACCGAGAAGCTCCAGCACGGTAAGAGCCCACATGAGACCGAGGACCGTAGCTCGGTCGACGTCGACGCTCTGATCAAGGATATGGAGGTCTCGACCAACCACCCGGATGCTCCGCAGGACCACAAGAACGCGGTCAAGGCGGTTCGTCAGGCCTTCGCGCAGGGTTCCTCCGCCGAGCAGATGGCCGCAGTGGAGAAGCTGCCCTCGATCTACTCGCACGCCTCACAGGCTCTGATGCGGCATATCAGCCAGGCCCCGATTAGCGCGAAGTCCCAGCTGAGCGACAAGGTGCTGGACCGCACGGCTGCCGACGTTAAGGGCTACATCAAAACTTCGCAGCTGAGCACCGAGGAGGCCGAGAACCTTAAGGACCTGGCCTCGGCGATCGAGTACCGCGACCATAAGGCCATGTTCTCGGCGATGCAGAAGCTGCCCAAGGGCTTCGAGGAGGACTACGGCCCGGAGGTGGAGACCATTCTGCGAGCGCTGCGGGCCGAGGATCCTGACTGGGAGGGCTGATGACGGCTGTCATCCCAGACCCCTACGAGCTGGTCGACCCGTACGCAGCTCTGCTGACTCCACCTGAGCTGGAGCAGGAAACGGCCGTCAAGGGCGGCCATGGTGTGGTCAAGGCCGCGCTCGGTCTGGGTGCTGCCTACCTTGTCTACCGGGCCTACATGTCCCGTCGGCTCGGGGACGAGGTGAAGAGCATCGGTCACACGATGACCTACAAGGCCCTGGGCGGAGCAGCAGCGGGGATCTGGAGCGCCTTCGTTCCACGCTGGGTATCGATGACCGCTCCGTACCTGGTCGCCGGGTACATCGAAGGGATCGAGGACGCAAAGCTCGGGGACGTGCCCCGGGAGATCCTGATGGGAGTCGCCCAGGACTACGCCGAAGAGCTGGGGATGCACCTCAACGAGGTCTCTCTGGATGCAGTGCTCTCTGGCTACCAGGCCCAGGTCAACCGCAAGGTGCCCCCGATCATGGCGGCCCAGCGGATCGCGGACGCCTACGGGGTGCCGCAGCGCAGCATGAACACCCTGGTCAACATCTGGTCTGGCGAGGACCCCAAGAACGTCACCGACCAGGTGCTGCCCTCAGCCAAGGCGGACCGAGCCCATGCCCTGATCGTGGCCGCCAACCAGCTGCGAGCTCGACAGGTCGGTGACAACGAGGCCTGGGCAGCACGTACCCAGGGCAAGCAGATGGTCTGGCTTTACGGCGTAAACAACGGGGTGATCCCGGCTTACGCCCGGCGTCGATGGATCACCGCCGATGACGAGAAGGTCTGCGAGATCTGCGGACCGATGGACGGGGTAGCCGAGCTGGTCTCGACGAAGTTCTTCACCCCGGCGGGGATGTTCTGGTCTCCACCTACGCACGTGAACTGCCGCTGCGACGTAATCCTGGATCTATCCGACGAGGTACAAGAAGAACTCGACGAGCTGCTGGCGTCCGAGAGTGTGGCCAAGGCCTATGCCACCGACAAGTTCGACCGTGATAAGCGTGGGCGGTTCGCTCGGGTGGAGTCCCGGACCACCCGCTACAAGGAGCGCGAGGCCGAGGTCGACGAGATGCTGGCTCAGGTCAACCGGACCCTGACCATCCCCGCACCGGTGGAGGAAGAGCAGGTTAAGCCCAGAGAGAAGCTGGGTGGAGCCAAACTGGGCGGGTCCAAGCTCGGTGGAGCCAGCAAGCTGGGTGGGGCCAGCAAGCTGGGCGAGAAGGCCAGGCCCAAGCTGGGTGGGCCACAGCTTTCCGAGACCCGTCCTGAACTTCATGCTCGTGATCAGCTACGGCGCAGTGGGCTAGGTCGTCAACGAGTTCCGCTGCAGCCGAAGTCGAACCCCAAGCTGGCACGCCCGCCACGAACCATCCTGGTCAACGAGCCGATCGTGGACGACAACAACGAGACCTGGTATCCGCTGGGCTTCTCGCTGGCCACGGTGGTCACCCGCAAGGAGTATGAGCAGTATTCATCCAAGGGGGTCTTCAAAGCCCCCAAGGATATGGAGTTCTACGAAAAGCACACTCCGTCCGATACCGACACCCATGGGTCCTCGCTAAACCGAGCTCTGGCGCAGCACTGGAACGCGACGATCAACCGGCTGGTCGACGACTACGCCGCCGGACCGCCGATGACCTACACCGACCCGTGGTCGCAGCGCAGGTTTGTCATCGATGACGAGGCTTACGGCCTGGCTCTGGACGCCTACCTCAACGGGATGAAGTACCCGGACGGAAAGCTGCAGGAGAACAAGGTCGAGCTCCAAGGCCAGGCCCATTACGCGGATGCCGTGGTTCTGGCCAATCCCGTGGAGCTGGCCGAGCAGCTGGAAATCGACGAGCTGGTCCGTCAAAACCTGCCGTACGTGATCGAGACCGCGCACGGTCATCCAGGATCCACCGATAAGGCCCCGTGGGCAGTAGCCGATGTGTGGGTCAACCCTGGGCGCTGGCGCGAGGTCGACTGGGACACCGAAGACGACGTCACCTTGGACGGTATTCCGTTCATCCGAATCGAGACCGAGCCCGAGCGGTTCCAGGGGCCTGTTGAAGGCGACGGGAGAATGAGAACGTGAACCAGGACCAGCAGCGCGTCATCGAGGTGCTCGACGTCCTTTATGGCGATGGTGCCTACGAGATCACCAAGGCCATGACCAAGCAGCAGAAGAACCAGCAGACCCAGGCCCGGGTCGGGCTGGCCTCCAATGTGGTGGGTCTGGGTGCTGGCATCGCTGGTACGGCGGCTGCGCTGCGTGACGACCGGTTCAAGGAAGGCGGCAAGGCCGCCAAGTGGCTGCACGAGAAGTCCGGGAAGCTGCCTTCTCCGATCTCCAGCAAGAAGGGCCGTGCCGGGGCGATGCTCGCCGGTGGTGCACTGGGCCTGCAGGTAGCCAACATCGCCGGTGACGCGGTGGCCAACCGGGTGCTGGCTCGCAGTGCGAAGAAGCCCGAGACCCACAAGAAGCTGGTTAAGAAGAACGCTCCGGACGCCAAGCAGATCAAGTACAAGCTGGTCAAGAAGGGGGTCAACGCCGTCGGGACCGGGGCTAAGCAAGCTCCCAAGGTCGCCGCGACGACGATGGCCCGAGCTCAGATGGCCCCGGATCTGAGCCAGAAGGCCGTCGAGGTAGTGCGCAAGGACGACGTCGACTTCACCGTGCGTGGTGAGGTCTCCAAGATGAACGTCGACCTCAAGCAGGTGTTCGGCTGGGCCTCGGTGATCGAGATGAACGGCGAGCCGGTGATCGACCTGCAGGACGACGTGATGACCATCGAGACCATCGAGAAGGCCGCGTACGACTACGTGCACAAGTCCCGCAAGGGCGGTCGTCAACACCAGCGCAACGGCGAGGAGCCGCTGCACGTGAGCGACATGATCGAGTCCTTCGTGCTCACTCCGGAGAAGAAGGAGCAGATGGGGCTGCCCACCACCACCCCGACCGGCTGGTGGGTGGGCTTCCAGATCAACGACGACGACACCTGGCAGTCCTACAAGGACGGCAAGCTCAAGGAGTTCAGCATCCATGGGTCTGGTGTGCGCAAGGACATGGAGGTCTGATGCCCTACAAGTCCGACGCGCAGCGTCGTTACCTGCACGCCAAGCACCCGGACATCGCCGCCAAGTGGGACGCCGAGATCCGGTCCAAGCGCAAGAAGGAGCGGGTCGCCAAGTTCGTCTCCAGCGAGAAGCGGCTGCGAGCTCAGAAGAAGGCCTCCGCGGTCACCTCGCTGGCCGGTGGAACCGTCGGTCTGGGCGGCCTGGGCATGCTGTTGGCGACCAAGAAGGTCCCCAAACTCAAGCCCCACATCCCGGCGGTCAGTGCCGTCGGTGCTGGTATCAGCGGGGTCGGGGCCTACAACTTCGCCTCCATCCAGAACCAGGAAAGCAAGAAGCGCGGCCCGAAGCAGACCGTCTACGTGGTCCGTAACAAGAAGCAGATCAAGAACATCAAGGCCGGGACCGAGCCGGTGACGAAGGGACTCGACATGATGGACTACGGGCTCAGTGACGTCCACCAGGGCGATGCCGAACTGGTCACCAAGGCGCTCGGCTTCAGTGGCATCGCCGGAGCTGCCAAGAAGGTGGCCAGTCCTTTCAAGGGCGCGACCTTCGCTCCGAAGAAGACCACGACGGTGGGGATGAAGGGCCCGGTCTCGACCTCGACGACCAAGACCAGCGCGGTCAACAACCCGTTCTTCAAGCGCTCAGCGGGTGTCCAGCGGACCGTCACCGGAGCTGGAGGTGCTTCGACCACCACGGGTCACGCGGCCAAGTTCAAGATGACCAAGCTGGGCGTGGGCACTGCGGCTACTGGGGGCGTGGCCACCGTGGGAGCCGGGGCTTACGGGGCCAACCAGGTCGGACAGCGCAAGCGGTTCGGCAAGGCGCTCACCTACGAAGAGGTCTCCAAGCTCAGCTTCGGCGGTGCTGCAAAGTACGCCGGTAAGCATGGGGCCACCGCCAAGCATGGGGCAAAGGCGGTCAAGGTCTCCTCCGGTGCGCGCCACGCTGGTGGCAAGGCCCCCTCAGGGGGACGACACCGCGCTGTGAAGACCAACCCGAACGCCCGTCAGCTCAACGCCTGGCAGCAGCCGACTACGGCCCCGCTGGCCACAGCCAACCCACCGGTCCCGGCTCCGATGGCAGCTCGTCCTGCCCCGGCCACGGCACCCACCAATCCGCCGACGACCGGACGTTCCAACAAGAAGGCCCTCGCCGGAGGAGCTGCTGTAGGTGGCACCGCGGTAGCAGCCGTCGGCGGGTCCTACGAGGCCGGTCGTCGGTCTCCTTTCGGCAAGGCCGCCACCTACAACCCCGAGGCCAAGCGCAGACGGCGTAACGAGCACACCGCCACTGCCCTGGCCGTGGGCTCAGGTGCGTCGGCTACCTATGGCGCGGTTCTGGGTCACCGGGCACTGGGCACCAAGGGCAAGGACATCCCGGTCCCGGACGGCGAAAAGCTGAAGGGCGGCGTGGTCCGACACCACGGAACCGGACTTCGTTCTGACATCGCCGGGCAGTGGAAGAAGCCATCCAGCGGGATCCGCGGTGGAGCTCGAACCGCAACCAAGGCCGGTGCGCTCGGTCTGGGAGCAGTGGGTCTGGCGGTGGCCTCCGACCGTGTCGGTAGCTACCAGCACAAGAAGGGGAAGACCTATCGACCCCTGCATCGGATCACGTCCTCGTGAGCCTATTGCGCAGCCCACGAGACTAGAAGCGAGGTAGAGAAGATGACCCGCAAGGTGAGAGAAATCCAGGACCTCGTCATCGACGAGATCTCTCTGGTGGATAAGGGTGCTAACCAGCACGCGACCGTGACCATCGCAAAGTCTGCCGATGGCGATAAGGAGAACTACATGGACATCTATGACGAGCTGGGCAACCCGCTCGACGAGGATGCTCTGGAGATCGGTGACGTGGTCTACGACGCTACTGGCGACGCCTACGAGATCCAGGCTGACGACGACACCGAAGAGCAGGTCGAAGAGCGTGAGCCCGAGCTCGCCGTGGCCAAGTCCTTCACCAACCCCTTCGCCAAGCGGGAGACCCAGCGCCAGCCGGTCGCCAAGGGCTTCTCCGAAGGCCTGCGTGAGGAGCTTTCCAAGGCCCTCACCGACCGTGACCGTGACGCGGTCATCAACAAGGCCTTCTCCCAGATCGAGGCCCTCACCGAGGCCACCGAGATCGCCAAGCGGGCTGCCGAGGAAGAGCGCGACATCCGGCTCACCCAGGAGTACGTGGAGATCGCCAAGAGCTACGACCTCCCGGGCCTGAACGCCGAGCAGCTCGGCGAGACCCTCAAGCACGCGGCCGAGAAGCTCAGCTTCGAGGACTGCGAGGTCATCGGTAAGGCCCTCGCTTTCGCTTCCGACGCCGGGAACGTCCTCTACGAGGAGATCGGTTCGGTCGGCGGCGGAGACAACTCCGACGTCCTCGCCATGGTCAACGCCCACGTCGACGGCTACGTCGCCAAGGGCGCGAACTACTCGCGGGAAGAGCTCGTCTCCGAGGTCTTCGGTCAGAACCCCGAGGCCTACGACCAGTACCTCGCCGAGCGCGGCTGAGAAAGGGATTAGCAGATGAGCTACGAAGAGAGCCTAAAGAGCATCTCGCTGAACGCGGATGCCTCCCTGGCCGTGTACACGGGAGTCCCGGGCATCCCGGGTGCACCCGCCGTTAACTACGGTTTCCAGTACCGCTTCGTGAAGGTCACCGGCCTTCACCAGGTGGGTCTGGCCGTCGCGGCCACCGATAACGCGGTGGGCGTCATGCAGAACAAGCCCCAGGTCACCGGACAAGCTGCCCAGGTGGGCATCTTCGGGGTGACCAACGTGATGGCCAGTGCCGCCGTCGCGGCTGGCGATCTCGTCACCTCGGATGCGCAGGGCCGTGGAGTTACCACGACCACGGCGGCCGACGTGATGGGGGTAGCCCTCGGGGCGGCATCTGGAGCAAACGTCCTGTTTCCAGTCCTCCTGCGGCTGTCCTGAGAAAGGATCTGACTAATGCCGAACCCCACTCAGGCTGACCTGCACATTAACCAGCCCCTCACCAACGTCTCCGTCGCGTATATCCAGAAGGCCGACGCCTTCATCGCGACCAAGGTGTTCCCACTGGTCCAGGTCCAGAAGCAGTCCGACCTGTACTGGAAGTACTCCAAGTCCGACTGGCGGCGTACCGACGTCGAACGTCGGGCCCCGTCCACCGAGACCCCGGGTGTCGGCTGGAACGTGGACACGGACACCTACTTCGCGCACGTCTACGGCGTCCACAAGGACATCGACGACCAGCTGCGAGCCAACGCGGACTCCAACTTCAAGCTGGACTCCGACGCCACGAGCTTCGTGACCAACCAGCTCCTGCTCAAGCGGGACATCGACTGGGCGGCCACCTACTTCAAGGCGGGCGTGTGGGGCGCGGACTACACCGGTGTGGGCTCCAACCCGACCGGTAACCAGTTCCTCCAGTGGAACCTGGCGACCTCGGACCCGATCTCCCAGCTGGCCACGCTGCAGATCGCGTTCATCCAGTCCACCGGGTTCAAGGCCAACACCATGGTCATGGGCGCGAACGTGCTGAAGTCGCTCAAGAACCACACGGCGATCATTGACCG